TAGACTCAGGTACCACTGCCCCCCCTAACCAGCCCGCCGGAATGAACGCCTTCGCTGACTGGTTGGAGTACTACGACCCAAGCACTGAAGCCATTGTAACGGAGACAGGAACAGTGTTCCCGACTAGTGGAGACCAAGGCACGGTAAGCACTGGTGGAGGTGCCGAACATGACTACTCCTACATAGAGGGCGTGGCTAGGGTGGGGCAGGTAGCAGGTGGAGGAACTGGAGACCTCTACAGGCTAGTCAACAAGACAGGTTCGACCGAGAGGTACGAAAGAACATTGTGCTGGACTCACCAGATAGGCACAGAACAGGCGGAGATTGGAAGCCAGTACTACACAATCCCAGGGGTGGGAGATAAGGTGTTTATCCATGTAGGAAACACTGAAAAGCCGACGGGCGTAGCCTACTCTTCTGCTGCTACGCACGCTAGTGTACCACAAGACCACGAGAGTGCGTTCGACACACGGACACGTGGCGACATGGACTTGGTAGTCCCACAGGACGAGCCAAAAGTGGGAGGAGTAGTACACTTCAACGGCGGGACCTTCGCCCTCTCTGCTAAGAAGCGCAGCACTTCTAACTCCACCGCCAATACCCGCCTATACTATCATGCGTATGTCATTTCCCCGCCCGCCAACCAAAGCGTTACTTCAAAGTACAGCCTCGGTTGGTCGGAGGGTGTAGGGTTTCCCACTTGCGGCACTAGCCACCAGGGACGTGTGTACTTCTCAGGATTCGAGGGGAGCCCTCAGGTTGTTGTTGGTAGTTCAGCCGCCTCGAAGTATGATTTCACACTAGGGGGAACCTCACCAGATGCGATGCACTTCATTGTCAATGATATGCGGGGAAGCCTGGTTCGCTGGATGTCTTCAGGTAAAGATCTCATGCTGGGCACGACGACAGGAGAGTTCGCTATAGGTGGTGCGCCACTGTCTCCTACAAGCGTAGGGGTTGAGAGGCACAGTGCTTACGGATCCGCTACTGTTCGGCCAGTGATCGCCGGGACCTATATCTTCTACGTTCAAAAAGATATGAGGACCATAAGGGCGCAAAGGTTCAAGTTCGATAACCAGCGGTACATGAGCCTTAATATCACAGAAGACCACCGACACCTGTTCAAGGGCCTTACGATAAAGGAGTTGGTTGTCTGGGAGGGCGACGAGGACCCCGTATTGCTAGTTCGCTTGTCGAACGGGGAAGTGCTTGCCTGCCGTGTAAATGAGCAGGAGGGGACATTCGGTTGGAGCCGAATGAAGTTGCCAATCTGCGCTGCTATATGCCCTGCAAGGCACTACAACACTGGGGGCACCGTTAATGCGACTACGGGAGACGACTTCTATATTGCCATTGACGGAACCGATAAGTACCACCTGTCCAGATATGAGTGTGACGTATACCTTGACCAGTCGTACACTGGAACCCCTGCTGCCAACGTGCTAACCGTGACCGCCGGACACCCGTTAAGGGGTCAGGTCGTGCACATTGTTGCGGATGGCCTTTACAAGGGTACCGGAACGGTGGATAACACAACTGGGGTGCTGGACTTCAGTGCCTCAATGGGCACCACCGCCTCTTCTGCTACCGTAGGTCTTGCCATACCTTTCTCAGTTACCCCTAGAGTTCCTGAAGTAGTGGCAGGCATTCGTGTTACTTCCACCCTTGGAAGAATGAAGAACTATTCGTCGGTCGTAGTCAATGTCAATGGGAGCAAGGGCGTCAAGGTCAACGGATTGGAAATCGACGGCGTACCGCTGGACCTAACTAGCAACCAAGTCACTCCACACACGGAACACACAGCATGGTTGGAGTGCGTTGCTACTGGGTTGTACGGGATCCAGCCGTTACTTGTGATAAGTTCTGACAGGCCGTACCCGGTGGAGTTATGTGGCTATACTGTTGACATGAGTGTGGAGGGTTAATGGCTGAAGAACTTGAATACGGCGTACAAGGGGCATCGGCAGGGGCGTCCATAGGATCTGCTCTAGGAGTAACGGCAGGTACTGCAATGCTTCCCTTCTTGGGGGTGGGTCTAATCCTTGGCGGGATAATGGGCTCCCGAGCAAAGAAGAAGGCGAGGAGGATTCGCCGGGAGAATGACAGACTCAAAGCAGTGCAACTTGTCAGTCATGCCTCCGACATAGGTCGCCAGTCAAGGTTCCAGGCGGCAACTCAGAGGGCACTGTACGGTGCGTCAGGGTTGTCCATGAGGTCTGGTTCAGCGCAGGCGGTGGAGTCCGACATAATGGTCGAGTCCGTCCTTCAGCAAGAAGCGACACTTGCAGGGTTGCCGAAGAAGCACCACTGGTGGAAGGACTCAAGGAGACACATGGAAAACAGGGATCCGGGTAGGCATTACCGAAGTAACGTAACAAGTAGTTCGAGGCTGGCATAATGGTAGTAGTAAACATTTCTGGCACTGGCCCACGTCCCCGTAAACTACAGGTCGATACGTCCAAACTAGAAGACCTACAAGAGGACCTTGCGGATCACGAGTCCACATGGAACGCTGTCATGGGTGCAACCAAACTAGCAGCCGGACTGATAGAAGGTGCGAGCAATGAGAAACTAAAGAAGGTAGAAACCCGTGTGAAGGCTGGGTTGTCTGCTGTAAGCAACGCCGTCACTGACAGCGCAGTGGCTGCTGGTAGTGAAGCAGGTCTGGGCGATGGCACGTTTGCGGACGTTGTCTTCAATGGCGAGGATTTCCAAAAGCAACGGGACGCCTTGTTCGAGGGCGATTTCAAGTGGTATGAGGGTGCCGCAAAGAAAGCCACTGAGGCGGCGAAACTTTCCCTGAAAAACAGCACTAAGACTGAATGGGAAGCAGCCGCAAAACTTGCCTTCGACAACGGACGGCTTGCACGTGGCATACAAGTTGACATAGCAGAGGACGATACCCGTTCCGACATGGTAGACAAACTGTTGATAGGTCTCGAAGGCTTCAAGGCTGACCTACAGACAGGGGCGGGCAAGGAACGTGCCGGGCCTATGCTGACTGAGACGATTGGCCGACACGTAACGGAAATGATAAGAAACCCGTCGGAACTGGTCGAGGATCCAACCCAACTAGAGAGGCTCTTAGATCAGTGGGAAGCAAGCGGCGCACAAGACGCAGACGTAGACCTTGCGAGACGTGGTGCAGTACAAAACTTCATGAAGCATGCTGCAACGCCAGCCGGGCAAGCGCAAATGACCGCCGTTCTTTCCGACCTAATCAACCCTTTAGACGTGCTAACTACGGAAAACTACGGGAAAGAACTAGAGGCATTAGGGATACAGCCGGAAGCGTTGTCTAGCCTGAAGAACAGTGCTAATGGACAGTACATTGTAAATCGGATCACCGACGGTATGCCCATTGCCGAAGCCATGAACGTCTTGAAGTCCCATGATTACTTCCCTGGCGCTGCCGACCTAGCACCCTTCATTAACTTGCCGCAAGTGTCACTCGACACCCCTGCCGAGGCTCTTCTTGACGTGCTCGGTAAGTATAGCAGTGACGGCGTACTCTGGATCTCTAACACGGAGTGGTCAAGGGTCGGTCACTGGTTCTCTCTGCAAACAAATGCTGACGCTTGGAACAGGTTGAGCCAGAAGCCTACGGTAATGACGGTATCTGAAGGTGGAGCAGCAACCTTATGGGGTGGCACTGCGTCAGGCGGAGGTGGTAGCAGCAGTGGTGGAGGTTCCCAGGCCTCTCCTGCTTTCTTGTCAGGATACAACGGGACTGAAAGTAGAGGAGATTACAGTGAAGACGCTATCAGTCACGGCGCCAGACTAAGGACTGCACTAGAGACTGCTTTGGGTCCTATTGGCATTGACTTAGGGGACCTTGATCCCGGTAGGAGAGCACACCTACTCGAACAGGTCTTGAATGGTGGCTTGGGATTCAGGCTAGACTTATCCAAGAACATGGAGGAGAACTCAGCAGCACTGGTACTCGGCCTCGATCAGTCGGGCCTCAAGGCTACCGAAGGTGGTGGTGACTTCTACCTTGATCCATTGAACATCAACCGCCTTCCCCAAGGGGACCTACTTAAGATCTTTGGGGCACAAGCAGAGGACGGAGAAGTGTTCGCTGCGGTCACCACCGTGAATGGGCAGAAGACCTATGAGTTGCGTAGATCGGGCGGAGTCAGAGGAGAGGCTTCCATGCCCATGGCGGTCCCGACGATAGGCTTTGAGAAGTTGGCCTCAATGACGAAACAACGACCAGTCGATGCGGGCCACTCTGGTGAGAGTTACCGGACGATTACAGCACATAGTGGTGCAGTAGAACGCCTCGTCCAACCACCCGCACCAGTGGATCCAGACGCACCAGTGCCCACCGTCACGCCAGAGGATAAGGCAGCAGACCTAGAGTTGCAAGAGGGCATAGAACAAGGCAAGGCCCTGTTCTTCACAGATATGGCAGACATTGGGGTTGCTAGTTCGTACATGTTGTACGGGGCGTACAAGTGGAACAAGGCGGCGGAGAGGGTAGCGACGAGAATGCTTGGCCCTAAGGGGACGTTCATGGAACAAGCCGGGAGGCCATTCCAAAGCCAACCTCCTCCGGGCTTGAGGGGTGCTGACGGAAGGTTCGCAACTCGCTACAGCGGGCGTTCACAGAAACTGCTTGATAACATCTATAAGGTACTTGATGTGCCAATGGGTGAGCGGGTGAAGATCGACGAGTTCTTATCTCAGCCATCAAAACAAAAGAAGCGGTTCGAGAAGGAACTGAAACGATTGCACAAGAAGTACGGCGAGGAGGTGATCCGCAAGGCCATTAAGCAAGAGGCGTGGGATAAGACTGCCAAGGTTGCTGCCAGCAGGCTCGGACGTAAGTTAAAGAAGTTGACTGGTGGGCCAGCGGGTTGGGCCCTGTTTGTCGGTGACTTGTTGGCGTTCGGATTGTCTGACGAGGAGACCTTCGACGCACAGGACGAGTTACTTGTGCGGACAGGCTTGGCAACGTCAAAAGCCGGGGAACGCAAAGGAGAATGGGTGGGGTTTGACAGGATCAACACATACGGCTTCTTTGACCTGGGAGCGTCCTTCGACTACACCCCTGCACCGGAGAATGCCGGGTACATAGGCACAGCACTCCACTATGTAGGCCAGTGGGGAGTGGGCATGCTTCGTCACATGTCAACAGGAGAGGGTGCTGCTGGTACGGTTAGGTCTGTATTCCGTAGCGCCACTAACATCTTTGGCGAGCGTGAACTAGCCTTTGTCTTGTCAGTATTCGAGGCGGCTGGGCAACAAGGCACAGCAGTCATAAATGGCCTTGCTAATCTAAACCGTCCCGCTGACCACCAGGCCGCCTGGCAAGCAAGCGACAGCAACCTAGTAAATAGCCTTGGGCAAACAGCAGCGAGCATAGGCGTACTCCGTGACTACAACACATTGTTCTCTGTGTTCGACGGTGACTCACGAGGACGCTTCATGGATGCTATACGAGGACCAGTAGCCGAGATGCGTGGGCTTGAGAGACTTTCCAGGGTAGTGAAGTTGGACGACCCACAAGAGTCCATGATCCTAAGTGAACTTATACGAGGGTCAGGAGAGTTTGGCGGAGATTTCCATGATAAATACATGGGATACAACAGTACGTTCATGGATACCGTTGATCCCGATGGCGAGCACGCTGGCGAGTTGCATAGGATGAAGGTTAAGGGTGGAGTGTTCTGGAGTGACCGGGCAGGTACAGGACACTTCAATCCCGAAGCAGGGCACCTGCTCGTGGGCAACGCTGACATGGGTGGTGTCATAGACTTCCTGGAAGTTGTGAACGCAGATCAAGACAACGTACGGTACACACGACAAGAGGTTATGTCTGCAAGGAAGTTCCTACAAGACCAGGACGAGATACCGCACGGCGCTCACCACCTCATGAACATGGTACAGGACTTAATGGGGGACAAGCACCTTAGTAACCTTGATGCTGACGAAATACTTGGTGGCTGGCACGAGTTTAATCAACTACTACCTGGAGGTGACCCGCTTGAGTTTGCCGACGACTGGTACGATCACGCCCTAGCCTCTAATAAGAACATGCCGGAAGGGATGGTAGAGCAGTTCGCTGGCACAGTAAAGGACTACCTCGACTGGGCTAGGTCTAATCCAAACATCAAGGAATCCCTACCGTCTATAGACCTTGAGGGGTACAGTGACCGTCAGAAACTAACCATAGACCTACTGTCGTGGATCAGCATAGGCGCCCCCTCTGCCCATTCAGGAGAGCCGCAAAGGAACAAGAGGCTTTCGGACTTCTTCCCGACTACACCGGAAGACCTAGTAACCGGGGCGAGTTTCCTTAGCGCAACGGGCATGTACATCAATACCGTTAGCGAGACGTATGGGTATAGGTTTGAGTTGAACCACGATACCCCGGAGTTCTTGATCCACTTGAGGGACGAGGGCATAGTGCCAAAGAACCTGGCTGAGTGGTCAACTGAGTACGGACTATTCTCGGGACGTCTGCCCAGGATGGTACGCAGTAGGTCTGGTGATTATGGAAAGTCAACCCGTAAGTTCCTAGCGGAGAACCTGGGCATAGACACACGTGGCGTGGGAAGAATAGAGCACATAGACCCCTCCCTTACTGGGCCTGACGAACTTGGTAAGGTCCAAGAGTACAGGGCTAGACCGTACACCAAGGAAGAGATGAAGGCCCTGGCTGACAAGGCTCTCAGGTATGAACTCACAAGCCTAATCGGTGACCCCACGCTACGTGCGGATTTGAAGATCCCTTCATTCCCGTTCGCAGCGAGAGGCGTAGGGCACCGTACGAAAGTTGGTGGCCCTGATATCTGGATGCTAGATGATCCGCAAGAGATGGGTATGGGTGCGTTCGGTAAGCCTGAACCAAAGAGTCGAGGACTTAGCGGAGAAGAGGTAGTTGACGCACTCAGTGGAATCAACGATATCCCCAACTGGGATAAGCATATGTCTGCACCACTGAATGCGGAGAAGGTCCTTGAGGACATCACACAGAAGCAGTTTGACGTAAATGGGGAGATGGAGCGGAATAATATAAAGCGAGACCAAGGCGAGGTTAGCCACCAATGGTGGTACCTAAAAAACGAAAGGTTGAAGCGTCAGTACGCAAACCTGGAGAAGATGGTCCGTATGGTCCAGGTGCATGGGCTATACTTAGAGCAGGTAGATAGAATGCCTTCCAGAGGGATATACAATGCCTCATGGGAGAACCATGGCAAGACGGTTGAGAAGATATTAAGGGAGATCCGTGACTGATGGAATAGAACAACCGGGTATCTATAGCAGACGTCCAGGCTACGCTATACCTCCCGGTGAACGACTAGCCATGATCGACGCAGCCAAGGATGGGCCGTCGTTTTGGTCAACCCTTGGTGCACACAACCGTGAATACCTTGGCATAGGTGGCACGGTATCACGAGCCTTCAAAGATCCTGACTTACTGCTCACGGGAAACGAGCCAGTGGTCACTGGTGTATACGAGTGGGGCAGGGACTTTCTGTCGCACATGACTGCGGGTACTGATCAGCACGTTGCCGAAGGTATTAAGACGTACCTGGACGAGTGGGCCGAGGAGGGCTTACAGACATTACGCACTGACGTTATGGGTTACACGCCTACTGAAGGTGACTACACTGGTACGCTACCAAGGTTCTCAGACGACCAGCGAGCCGAAAGATTCATTGAACGCCTGAACGGAGAACTCACAGTAGAGGGTCGTGCTGCCCTTATCCGTATGTACGAGCAGAGCCAAACGGACCGGGAAACATTGAATGAGTCCGGCATAGGGTGGCAGTTACTTGCTGGCTTAGTAAGCGCCCCCTGGGACGAACAGATATACGCAGACTTCTTCATAACAAGGGGCGTACTCACCAGAGCCCGTGCTGCTGCTGGTGCCAGCAAACTCTACACGATACTGGCAGCATCCTTTGCCGCCACTGCTGGAGCGGGTGCGACCTCCGCTGTGCGAGAGGCGATACTGTACCGTGGGATTGGCACCAGGACACCTAAGGAAGTTTACAACAACATAATCTTCGAGACAGCCTTCGGCGCTATCTTGAGTGGTGCCGCTGCGACAATGTCCGTTGGCTACAAGAGTGCTGTTCGTCGTCGCTTTGGTGAAGACACAGTGCCAGAGGCGTTAGACAGTGCTCGCTCAGTTATGCTAGATAACATAAAAGCCCGACCAGCATTGCAAGGTAAGATAGAGTCACTGATCGAATCCCTTCGTGCGGGCAGAAACCTGGACGAAGACCTTGTTGGTGATGACGCATGGAACCAGATACTTGATGGCGTGAACAAGAACGTCGTTGAGTTGGTGGGCCTTAGGCGTGGGTCATGGGGCAACTTCTTCTTCAACAAGTTCTTCTTCTTCACCCCTAATATGCGTATGGCTATCAGCAAGAGTAAGGAAGCCAATCGTATCATTGACGTGTTCACCGACACCGCCATTGTTAAGGAAGGTTCCACACATGGTACGAGTCTTGAGCGATTGAAGGCCATGGTGGAACTACACGCCGTGGGTATCCGTAGGGCGCAAAGAGGTATATACGATCAGGCCAAGTCGGACGGTGCGAACTTCAGGATGGACCTGCCCGTCTTAGACTCAGGCTACGACCACTTCGACATAGCAGTGGAGATGGCATACCGAAGGCTTGACGAGAAGTTCGACCCCAACCTGACGATCATGGGGCCTGACGGTAGTGGGTTCCAGCCATTCAAGACGAGCGACGGGAAGCAACTTAACCACGCTGCGATAAAGGCTATCAAAGAAGCACGTAAAATGTTCGGCGAAGAGCAGGGGTTGTTCGACGACATGGTTGTACTCGCTGGCATGATGACACGCAAGGAGGTTACTGATCGTAAGTTGTTCTACGTGAAGACACATGGTGAGAACTTCGTTCACCGTATCATTGACCGACAGGCGGTAGGCCAGAACCGTGGAGAGTTCCTGAAGTTACTCAAGGAGGGGTGGGAGGACCTCGCTGACAAGCAACGACCTGAACTAGAGGAGTCACTCGCCCGCCTACAGAAGGCAAAGTTGGAGGCCCAGGAACACTTACGTGGATCAGAGGGCTCTCTTGCTGCGGTGGTTGAAGCCAAGGAGGAACTGAGGTTCTCTCGTAGGAGGCTACGTGAGATCGAACGCCAGATCAAAGAGCAGAAGGACTTAGAGAGCGGGTCACATGCTTCTGTAGACCTACCCACTCACAAGGAATCCGAGCGTAGCATGAGGACCCTCTTCGGGGAGTCGTACCGTGCAGCACGTACAGTTAAGAATCATATCGGCGGCACTGTGGTCGTTGTGCGCAGGGGAGGGGACGTACACCCAGAGGTGCGTGGCACTGAGAGACTTGAGGATGGCTGGTACCTGTACTACATCCACAAGGGAACAGAGACGACCGGGCGTGACTTGAAGGATTCAGGTGTTAAGTACACTAAGAGTTTCGGTACACTGAAGGAAGCAAAGGAGGTGATGTCTGACATAAGTGAGTCCGGGGACGAGGCAGCAAGCCGGTTCGCTGACACATTTATGATCCAACCTGGCGACCTGGCATCCATTAGCATGCGTGACAACAGGATAGATATTCTTGCTGAAGTAGCAGCAGGTACTTCCAAACTGCCGGGCCTAGAGGTTAAGAAGAAAGACGAGGTTGCGTTCATTGAAGAGATGCGTAAGTTCATTGGCGACTCAGACGCAGAGTCAAGCGTAACGGAACGCAAGAGGTTTATCTTTGAGGCCGATGAGGCAATCACTGGCAAGCAGGCAGAGATAGACAACCTAACGTGGGACGAGGACAAGGCCGAGGCTGTGTGGAAGGGGTGGGCAACACCGTCGCAAGGAGACGTGCTTTCCCTGGTTCATACCGACCCGACAATGCAACGCTCCCTGCTCATAGCGGACAGGTACGTCGAGAGGTTCCTTCGTATATCCTCAGACGCACAGAGGCACAACTTCTACCAGGGGCTTGGCCTAAAGGTAGTTGCCTTCCACCGCCTTGCTCACGGTGACACGATACAGTTCCAGAGGGAAACAAACATGTTAATGGAGGAGGCCCACCGTATAGAGAGGTCGCTCCGTGAGACAGCCGACGACATGGCTGACGAGGAGATCGTAGCCAAGCACCTACGTGTCATAGAGATCGAAGACGAACTGTCCATACTAACCGAGACCCAACGTCTACGCATGGACGTACGTATGAATAGTTCTTATGGTAAAGAAGAACTACAAAAGATGCTAGCCAAGGTTACGAAGGTGACGGACGCATTACGCTCGGCACGTAAGGCGATGCGTGATGCTGTCGATGACGACAAGGAAGCATTGTCTGCGACATACGACAAGGCATACAAGGAGTACACGAAACTTAGCAAGAAGGTATCCAAGGGTGAGGTGCCCGGTTCAGTTGAGCCTGAGGGCAAGATCCGATCCGACCGCATACTGCAATGGTCAAGCAGCGAGCCGCCCTCCTCGACGATTCTCTCTGCCGTATCTTCCAACAGGAGTATACACGCAGAGGTCATTGCTTGGCGCATGGCTAGAGTAACTGATCGTGTAATCGAAGAGCGTACACACGCATGGCAAATGAGTATCAGCCAACTACCACACAAGGCGATACTACTACGAGAGTACATTGAGAACATCAAGGCCGAGCCGGGCAGGGCAGGTAAGCATGCCAAGGTGAAGGATCGGGCTATCTCGGACCTGGACATAGTGCACCAGCGTATCTTCAATACATGGCAACGGGTGCCAGAGAACAGGCTATGGTCCGCCTCGGTTAACCTCGTACGTAACTACAACTTTGCCACCAACATGGGCGGCGTGACATTCTCTAGCCTACCCGACATTGCCATGGGTCTGTTTGTTGCTGGCCCTGGCCCCTTCCTCGCTGCCACCTACAAGTACGGCCTGTATAAGTTAAAGCGTTTGATTACAAATCTCCCGCCCGACGAGAAGTATTGGGTTCAAGACCTAATATATTCACAGGAGTTAGTTGGGACTAACATGCAAGGGAGGGCAGGATCAATAGCGAGCGTTAAGGCTGAGATGGCAGGTAAGCGATCCTACTCAGCGACTGATAGGTTAGAGCAGGCGAGTGAAGCCGCCGCCAACGCTACCACCAACCTAATCCTACTCAACAGGTGGAACGGTTTCTGGAAGTCAGTCAACTCTCTTGCCTCGGCCAGCCGGATATCACGCATAGCAGACGATATCTCAAAGGGTAAGAGCATTGACAGGTTCTGGGCTAACCGACGGGGCGACAAGCGATTCATTTCGCACATGCGCCTGAACGAAAGGGACCTGCTTGACATAGCCAAACTGAATAAGAAGTTCGGCAGTGTTTACGAGAACGACATGGGAGGCAAGTTCTACCAAACAAAGGCGGAAGACTGGTCAGGAACTACCGGTGTGTCACGACGAAGGGCTATGGAACTACGTGCCAGGGTTACCGCCTCAGTAACTACAGCGGGAGAAATGGGTATCATTACACCTGGAGCAGGCAACGTGCCCGGCATGGCAGACAGAACTATATTCGCACGTGTAATGCTACAGTTTAAGAAGTTCTTCATTGTTGCGACCGAGCAGTTACTCATACCACTTGCACAAAGGATGGGCTCGTTCGACCTAACTGCTTACGGGACAGCAGCAGGTCTCATGGTGGCGGGCACTATGGTCACGGCAGGCAAAGACGCTATGCGTGGACGTGAAACCTTTCCGCATATATCAGGCACAGGTGGCAGGGCAAGGGGCAGCACAAAAGAACAGTACTACGCAAACGTGGCTAAGTTAGCAATGAACGCAGTAGACAGAAGCGGAGCCATGGCTATACTCAGCGAGCCATGGGGTATGCTAGAGAGCACAACGTACCCGCCTAGCGACATACTTACCCAGAACCTACTAGGGGCCAACACCGGGGGTGGGTTGAGCAGGTCGCAGCAGAAGGGGTGGGTCGAGCAAATGATGGGGCCTACTGTAGGCAAGTTGCACGAGGCGTGGTGGATGGGCAACGAGGCACTACAAATGCTAGTCGGTGGTAAGCCATTGAACGCTAAACACTTATCAAGAGGCAGGCGTTTCGTGCCATGGCAAAACGTGTTACCCTTCACCCTGCTAGTGGACACTGGCCTGTCTATGGGTGAGGCCGCCATGGCGTACAATACAAGGTCCCCTTGGCAGAAGAACTGGACGCCAGCCGACTTCTACTGGAAGAAGTTCAAGTTCATAGAACACCGCCTCGCACCCCTGCTCATGGACGTAGACTTCACAAGGTACACCCCTAAAACTAGCATAATGGAGTAAATCATGGACGAGGTACTTAAGGAACTGATCTTGCAGGCGCCCTGGGGCGTTGCTATACTGGTAGTAGTCATGGCGTTCCTTCGGTACCTTGGGCGATATAACGAGTCAATGACCAAGGCCATGAGGGAGAACAGTCAGGTCATTTGCAAGTTGGCTAACGCACTGGCTAGGCTAGAGGAGAGAGTGGAATCAATGCAACAGGAACTAAGGAGTAAGCGATGAAGTTAGATAAAGAGTGCGTGTCTATCGGTATGGGTTGGCTTGTACTAATCATTGTAGTGTTCGTCATGTTCATGTCTGGCTGCGAGGTGACACGAGAGGTAGTGCTTGATCCAACTGGCGTACCCACTGGCATTGAGCGTGTAGTAGTTGAAGGACCGGGTGGTGACATGGTGTCTGTTGGGCACGAAGTTATCGAACGCCTCGCACCCCTACTGCCTGAGCCTTGGAACACAATCCTTGTCGCACTGTCGGCTGGCTTCTCTGCTGTGTTTGGAGCATGGGTGTTCAGGTCCAAGAAGGAGAAGAAGGACACGCTGTACAAGATCAAAGAGGGTGAGTGATGTCAGCAGTTGGCAAGATCCTGCGGTCCCTCATGAAGGTGGCCCCTGCTGGTGGTCGTAGCCGTACGTCCAGGAAACTACGTGGCATTGCTGCCGCCAAGAAGAAGAATCTCAAGGAACTAAAGTCCTTGAAGAAAGAAATGGACGAGGTGATGGGTCCGGATACTTCGCCTGCGTTTAAGGAACTGCAATCCCAGGTGAATCAAGGAATCAAGGATCGAAGCCCCTCGATAGGCAAGTCGGTTGACGCCATCAAGCAGAGGTTTGCGAAGAAGGGACGCAGGAAAGGAACAGGGAGAGAAACTATCTCCATGGTACGACTAGAAGACGCAAAAGGAAAGTTGGACTCATTGCCTGCTGGATGGGGGAGAGCGGAACGTCTTGATCGGCGTGCGGCAGAGGCGAAGCGTAACGTTCGGATCCAAAGGAATAAGGCTAAAAAAATATACGACGATCACGAGAACTTCGCCAGCCAGTTCGACCACTTCGGAGATACAGGTATCTCAAAATCCGAAGCCATGGCCCCGCTAGATGTTATGGACTTCTTCAGGCCTGATATTGCATTAGAAAAGTTTGGCCGGGAACTCTATAATATCAAGCACTATATGACCACTGAGTTGCAAGCCTTCCGTCAACTGGCGTCCTTCGAGGACCCTTGGGGAAGGCCAGGTAGGGCGCATGGGCTCGACAAAGCCCCAGCACGCATGGCACATAGACTCCAACGCATGAAGAGGCGAGCAGTAAAGAAGAAGGTTAAGCAGGCTGCCTTCGTAGGTGCTGGCGCATACGCAGCAACAAGGGAGAAGCACTAATGTCAGTGATTGGCAAGGTACTAAGAGGGCTTGGCATAGGTCTAGGCAGGGGTAGGGCCTCAAGGAAACTACGTGGCATTGCCACCCCTAAGCCCAGCCTCAAGAGTTCGTACGGTGCGAAGACACCTCGTACCCCTAAGACTAAGACTACAGTCCCAAGCACAAGCGTGACCTATGACCCCAACCTACTTCCTATGAACCTACTAGCCGAAGACATACCCGTCTCGCAGATTGGCCGATCTGCGAAAGGGCTGTCAATGCACTCCAATTCTAGTGATATGAAAACTCTCGCACGTGAACTGGCGAGGATTAGTGAGACGCCCTACCCGGGGAAAGTCCAACGGGACTTCGCAGACCATGTGGATCAAACCATTAGGCGCTTGATCAGGGATGCAGGTGTGCATCACCCCGTACACGAGAGGACTTGGGAAACATTCGCTGGGGCAGCGCAGGATCAGGCGGCTTCACTACGCAAGTTCTTCCATGAGTCAGCGAGGATTACTGGACAGAAGCCACCAGATCGTAAGAGCGTAGTAGATCTCATGGATAGGCTAGCCGGTGCCAGTGGTATGATATCAGGCCCTCAAGAAGCACTACAGAACCCGTTCCAAGGCATGCGGTATATAGTACAACGTGCATTAGACAGACAGAAGCGGCCCGAGTTTCGAGTCCCTGCCATGAGCAAGTACTATGGACCGTCGTTCGATGCGCCTAGCCTGCCAGGACCCAGGACGCACCTCAATCCCCCCCCACCTAGTCTTAAGTTAGAGAATGAGTTTATGGAGGCAATGGTCCAGCATGGAGCGGAGCCCCACGGAATAACGCTGGTACAGTATGGCGAGCCATCAAGGAGAATCACCAAGCCTTTGCGTATGTCCGAGAGACTACGTAGTTTTAAGAAACAGAAGGCTAAGACACGTGCGAAGAAGGCAGCATACATTGGCGGCGCAGCCGCAGCGGTGTATGGTTCGACACGTAAGGGCAGGGAGTAATGCCTCAGCATAAGTGGAAGCCTTACAAGTGGTTGCCTGAGCGTAAGAAAGAGCCAGCCCACCGCAACATACTTGCGTCACTCCAGCACATAGAGAATGTCGGCAGGACCAAGGAACCAGCCTTTAAGGAGCAGAAACATGACCAGCCACCCTGGAACGTAATCATGTATGGCACACCCGAACAGGGCAGGCTTGAGAGAAAGGCAGCACTCCATGCCTTCACTGCAAACATGAGCCCACAAGACATGTCCAGACTAGCACCCATGGTGGCGGCAGCGAGGGGCTACGAGGGAGGCGGAGTGTACAACTCAGACACCAGACAAGGTGGGAGCCCAAGGCCCGGTAATATCATGGGTGAACTGGACACAAGAGCAATAGACGTCCCATTTAAGGGTTGGACGGATCCTGGTGCAAGCATGGCTAGCCTCTTGCAAGGGGCACTGATGAGGACACAGTTCGGGTGGGCGTCGAAGGCTGCTCAGAATAGACTAAACGAAGCACGTAATGCAGGTCAACCTACTGGTGTTGCGGATATATTTCATGCGTTTGTTGTACGCCGCACGCCTGCAAATAAGTTGGCTAGGGATACTGACCCGGGTGGTATAAATGTAAACGCATTGCCAGGGGGTGGCGCACGGCTGGCGGACATACTCAAGAAGCAGAAGGAGATCGACAGCCGCTGGAATAGCCAACCCAAGCCTAGTAGTTCACAACTGCGGGGGATTCAGAGGTTTAGGGAGAAGGAACGACAGCGTGCCTTCGGTGCAAAGTAGGGAGAGGCCGATTGGTATTCAGCCCCTCCCTGTCCCTTATCTTCTGCGAGTCGTTGCGTGACTGAGCCTGTCGTTCCCTGACACAGCCCCACTCACCCCAGAAGCCTCGTTGCCATCGTCGTCCGTGTCAACAGACACACCACACAGCCCCTGCACCAGCCACCGCCGTGCGTACGTGTGGAAGGAGGCGAACTGGTGGACACCTGTCTGCTTCGGGCAATGCACCACAGATTCCCGGGTATCAGTGCCGTATGCCAGTACCGCTGTGATGTAGTGGCCGTCACGCTCACGCTTGTTACGCACGATAGTACTCGACGACCCGTCAGTGTGATTGATCTGCTCTTCCTCCACGTAGTCCATGTAAGAAGGTGACACCTCAGTGTGCAGTGATAGCCCATGCCTGGACAACACCTTACGCACGCTCTTGAGCAATGCACCAAGGCTTACGTACTTGCTCCGGAAGTGAGCGTTCTCCATGTCAGCAGTAGCATCAGCCAACTCACCCTGCGCCAAGGCCAGTGCCTCAGTTAGGTTCTCAGGCATTGCCACCTTTGCCTTCTGGGTTTGACTCTCTCTCTTCTGCGTCATATCTAATCCTCCATCTCATCTAGGGCTTCTCTTAACCCGTCCTTTAATGTAGTCAACAACTTCTCCGTATCTGCAACGTCACGGAAACACCTATCGAAGTCGCCAGTGACATCCAACTGTGTGTCTCCTATCACTAGGTGTGTCTCAACCGACTCGGTCTCTAGTTTGCCGAACCAGTTGACGTTCACTATTACTGTCAGTTCAGCGTACTGCTTGCCAGACGTACCAGTGACGATCTCCCTTAGAAGGGCCTCTTGATCGACAGCATGGAAGGCACGCAGCAGTTCTTCACGGTATGGTAGGGGGTCGGGGCCGTTGATCTCACTCACTTGGATCCTCCTTGATCTTAAGCGATCTGTAAGTAGCCTCGGGTACCTCCTTAGTGTACGCCTTGCGCACACTCTTGTGATACCTCAGTATACCTCCGTCATAACTGCCCACCTCTGCATCGCCAAGGCTCTCAAGCATTCTCATCTTCGCTTCCTTGAGCACCTTTGCTGCCTCACGTTGAGCAGCCGCAGCCGCTTGGTATTCAGCAACCAACTTGTCGTCTACTGCTACCACCTTGTCAGGCATACGCTTCATGCGCTGTATGGTACGTGGCGCTGGCACAGTATGGGCAGGTGGCACCCCAGCAAGGACGTTATCCTTCCAGAAGTCACCGCACTGCTTAACTAGCCTGCTGATTATGTCCTCGTCACGATCAACCACGTATAGTTTGAATGCTAGTACGTAGTCAGGCATAAGGCACGGCACCCACACACGCTCAACACCAGTAACAAACATTTGCCACTGCACCTGAGCAATGTAGTATATGGGTATCTGGTCAGTCCTCTCTTCACCCCAGCCGTCAGGCATGCTGGTAGTCTTCGCTTCGATTGCCTCGTTTCTATGATAAGCATACTGGTCACCTCCGACAATCAATGCGTCGAGGGTGGAACTAGCCCACTTGTACTCCTTATGCACCCTGAACTGGTTGCGTTTGACCTTGACATCGAGCGATTGGGCGGCGAAATCTATTACAGAATCCTCAAGAAGTACGCCAGCCTGTATCGCCTTGTTCACGGTGTCCTTGGTGTCCTCAAACACAGCGGTCTTGTCGTAGTACACGTCAGACGCTGTCTTCCACGGGCTTACACCTATGATTGCCGGGACGTCAGAGGCACCGATATATTTCCTTCGTCTCTTACGATGTGTTCCTGTTAATGACACGACTCTTGCTCCTTCATGGTTAAACGTCCGGATCCGTGAAGTGCCCCAGTAAGCAGAGCACTACAGAACTAGCCGCTATTAGTGCTAGTGTCTGGAATACTACCTGCTCACTGGAAAACAACACGGCAAGGGGCAGAACTGTCACGCACAGGAGCAACATGATCATCGCTCCTGCGTAAAACAACTAGGCCACCTCAGCATTCATGAGCCAGCGACAGTAGTCACTGACCAACGAGACGACAGCGTCCTCTACATTCCACTGGGGGTCACGTCTACCAAGGTCAATGGCTGAGTAGATCTCGTCTGCCTTCAACAACGCACTTGCGTACTTGATCAGCCTGTCCAGTTGAGGCGAACACTTCCCGCTCTCGTAGTTGGACACCGTCAACTTGGAGACACCGCACAAGTCAGCGGTCTTCTCCTGTGTGAAGTCGAGTTCCTTACGCAACTGTCGCAGAGGATTGAACTGACTGTGACGCTTCACCTGGATTAGACGCCTGACCTCTTCAATGTCCAAGGTCTCGTCCTCTTCAGCCATTTGGCTCAAGATACTGGCTAACTGCTCGCTACTCATGCCCATTGATGTCCCTCTCGCAGGCTGATTGTCGATCACCTCAACCTTTACAAAGGGGGCGTTCACTACGTCCCCTTCTTGGGCCTTAACGCTCTCCATAACTCATACTCCCTTATCAATCTCATAGGCTCAACACTGTATATCGTGGCAAGCCTGACTAGTTTGTCAGTGGAACAGCACACCCTGCACCGCTCATAATCACTGATCGTGCAAAAGGACAGGCCCATTGCCCGCCCTACCTCTGACAACGTCAGCCCCTTGAGTTTGCGAGACTCCCACAATGGAGACAAAGACATCCATGTGTCCATGTTGTGCAGGATAGTACCCCCTTTCATGCAACCTCAACAGGCTGACCCTACTCCCGTGTTAATGGCTAGTTATGTCATGCTATGTGGAATAGGAAGGGGGGGCAGGACCAACCATGACCCTTTTCCCCTGGTTAAACCAAAGGAAGTGATCACACCTGCTCATATGTCCTGCCCCCAGGAAAGGAGAGTTTCAGTCAGACCGTCATGGTTGGTCCTGGCTAAGACTCACCCCCGCTAAGAATGTCCTCCAGTCTGCGCCCCAAATCTAGCAGCACTTCAGGGCTCACGTCCAGGTCCGATATCGAATGGCTCAACATGACCACGTTAATACCAGCCTTCACTAGCACTATCCTTGCCACCTCTAGGGCCAGCAAGAGATCGTCGTCGTCAATCAGGTTGCGTATAGGTTCGACCGGGTCACCCGGCAACGGATCGTCGCTAGGCATACCCGACCATGTCCCGTCCTCGTGACGCTCAGGCATTGTATCCCACTCTCTGCACGAACTCCGTCAGGTTGTCGAACATGAACCGTGAGTTCTTGTCCCGTTTAGCAGGGCGACCAAGTGGCTTCAAGCACACGAGGCTACCACTAGGGTCAAGTCCCCTCGAATCATTCGTCGTGCCGTCAACCATAGTGTATCCGATCTCGCCCACTAGGTCAATCGCCGGGTCGTCATGAATATCAGGGAACTCACGGAACACCGCAGCCACGTTGCCAACCTGCGTAGACAAGACATTCTTAGTCCACTTATCCCTACTCCCCGCACTGAACGTCAGTTTGTAGTTGCTCGGGAAGGTACTCCCCTCAACGTACTGAACCATGCGGTGGTAGTCTTTCGTGTAATCAAAGAACATTACGTCATTGTCCACGAGGCGCTCGAAGTATGAGATAGGGCTGTAGTGGTCACTGTACCAGTCAAGGTCGCTACCCCCATTGAGCCTGACCCATAGGGCTAACTCTCCAGGCTTGTAGCGTATCCCGTCCTTGGTGAATCCCCGTTCTACCTTACGCTTGACATCCAGTATCTCACACACAAGGCTCTCGTAAAAGAACTCCTTGTCTGCTATGTACAACAGCGTCTTCAACGCCTCGTAGACATGGAGGTCCTTGTACTGCAACCTGCCTGCGTACTGGGCTAGGCATACAAACTTACAACTACATGCGTAGTCGCAAGCGTTGAACGACCTGACCTTATCGAGCAGGCCCTTGTATTCTATGCCCGTAGCAGTGGCAACAGCAGCAACTAGACGCCTTCCAAGTGAGGTTCCTAGTGGCTCGTGATCCCCGTCCTCTGTGAAGAACACCATACGATAGAGTGACCGCTCCGGTGACAGGTACATGACTGGTGTCAGTACGCCACCCTTTAAGGACTTCTCTACCTTAAGGCTAGTGCCCAGAAGATTCTGAAGAACGAATGGTCTCCCGCCTGCTTGACGGAAGACATTAGGTACTTCCACATACATGACTCTACTCCTTTCCGAGTATTCTATTACTCCCGGTGAGGTGTCATGTTCGATAGCAGTGGGCCAGGCAGGGGCACACGCCAGGTATCAACTGCATGATACCCCTGCCTATTAGATTGCCCTTAGAACGTCAACTCTCCGTCTACGGTGTGCCCGTAGTTCTTTGTGTCCGACCCGAAAATCGTCGGCACGTAATGGGACGCTCCACTGGCGCCACACGACAAGACGTTACTGTTCCCACGATCCTCGTTGGCACGATCTTTGATCATGTCCAGGGTCTCGACCAACCTACGAACCTTCTCCGGGTTGGGCACGTAGCCCTTCGCCGTGGCACCCAGGTGTGAGGTCATTGCTTGGCGCAGTCCATACGCACTGTGTCCACCGTCCTCAGTTACACTCGACATGAGCGAGTCGTACCCCGGTCGCAGTTGCTGGCTGGCACCGTGTTGGTGCGCCCAGTCTGAGACAAGTGCTACCGTCTTGGACAACGATTTACCGGAGCAGCGCAATGGGCTGGAACTCACCACGTCAAGGAACTTGCCGCTTCGGGTCCTCCCCGGTGCAGGCGGCACCTGGGTGATACCGTATGCGTCCTCGGTCAGAGTTGGACGAGTTCTCCCAGTGTGGCGGTCCCAGTATGCGTCCTTGTTAAGCCACTTCTGACGGGCCTGTAACAACCGCAGAGAGGTGACCTCGCCATGCAGGATGTAATGCACGGCTCTTGCGAACTGTGATCTATCCAACATGATGGAGTCGAGCCCCTCGATACTGGTGTAGAACACCGCCACTGTCTTGCGGATATCCTCTGTCGTAGGCATTTGCGCCCAGAGGCTCGTCAAGTCGATCTTCCCACCTTTGTGGGTTACAGACCACGAGAACAAGGTGCTGGTGTCGAAGATTTCCAGGTTCAAACAAGATACCCTGAAGATCACCACCTGTGCAGAGGCACGGCCAGTACCAAAGTAGTTGTCCGTCACCACGAGTGACACTTTGTACACGTCACCCCTGCGAGGGGCTTCCGGTAACTGTACCATGAGGTCAATTTTCATTGACACGCTCACGGGTACACGCTCGCCTCCGACCTTGCGCCAGACGACCTTGCAGTCAATGGTGCTCGGGTCTCCACCGTACTCACTCTGGAGAGCCGTGAGTATAGGGCCGAACACCTCGACTGGGTCCAGCAATCGGTACCGAACACTCACTGCCGCAGCCGAGGCTGTCTTGCCTTCGGGGTCGGTGTGCTTGATCAGCCTGCTACCGCTCTGCTTAAACTCCTTCCCTTCCATGTAATGGGCTGGCACAACCTCGAAGGTCCCAACCCCTGCGGCTGACAACGTGGACCTCAACTGATTGCCTAGTTTGCAATCGAACATGACTCTACTCCCTTCCAAGGAGTACTCAGCACTATGCTGAGTGTATACGCAAGAGCCGTAACAAAGGGACGGGGTGACGCACGAGTCCGTTGGGCCTTCAGTCCTCAGTAGACACCTTACAGATACGCTTGTAAGTGGTGAAGGTATCGTATGGGTGCCTTGTCTCTGGTCCCTTGACCATGTCGCTCGTGCGTCACCGTCCCAGGCAGTGGCGGGCCGACCCCGCTTGGCTACATTATCACTCCATTGCTCCCTCCGTTCGGCTATTGCGCATACACTCAACTCCCTAAGTAAAAAGGTCGGGAGTCCTGACTACAGAGCAACGTATCAAGCAGCAGAAGAGTACGGTTTGAGTGTATTAAACACTGGTTGCACCCCGGTGCTGAGAGTCCGGTCACTGACTAAGCGAATCCGCCTAGTGTAAAGACCGTTACTTAACAGGTAGCACTATTACCTATCCCCATGTATGGGTTTCTCTGTTCAGACGAGCCTAAGGCTCTTAATAGTAAGCGTGTCGGAAGCGTTGTTGGCCAGGGTGACACCTTTCGGTTCGATCCAGTTCCAACAACCACCCCATAACATGCCACCCTTATCGGGTTCTGTCGTAGGGGGACCAGTGCGGTACTTCGGGCACTGTCAACTCGTGACTATGTCACTTGTTGTTGTTTCATTCGGAGTACGGTTGCGGTCAAAGGTTTGGGGGCTTTCGCCCCCTCGCCTAATCGTCCCACTTGTGGCGGCTGGCTTCGATTGCCGCTTCATGGGCCAGCAACTCGTCACCACTCAATCTGGCCCCGCTGGAGAGCCGGATACCGTCCACCACAACCGTCGAAGCAGTGTGCTTCACTTCGGCCTTCTTGCGCACAACCTTGACACGTACGTCATCGTTGGTGCGAAGTGGGTGGAGGTTCAGTGGGATCCCAACCCGGTCTGCTCGCTCTGTCTTGTTCACCTTCGACACCATAGGTGCCAGCAGGTTACTCCGACCACGAGTCGTGGACTGCAAGGTGGGAAACAGATCATCTAGATCTGACATCGTACCCCTATCTAGTGGAGACCATGGCGTAGGCGGTAGACTCACCGCTCTATCGGTCTCACAACAGCATTAGAGCATGTACAAACTATTTAGGCAAATCGGATGCGAGTCATAAGTCTATACCAGCACTGGACTTATGACTTTAACAAAAGTTTAACATTCTTTCTTGGGTATTCAAAGTGGCATTACACCCTTATCGGAACTTTACGTATTGGAAAGTGTTCGATTTTACTACACTATTTCGGGTTTGTAATGGGTTTGTTAGCGCAAAGTGCGATAGTTAATAACATACGACCGATAACGTTGGGGCCGATAATATGCCATCCATACTTGCTCGGGTATGTCAAGAGAAATCCTATATTTCTTGGGCCGATAATATACCGGGGCCGATAACGTGTTATGTTCCGATAATATATCTATGTTCCGATAAGATGTAGGGCCGATAATATTCTAGGGCCGATAATGTCAGGGGGCCGATAAGATGCTAGGGCCGATAAGATGCTGGGCCGATAATCTTGGGGCCGATAAGATGGTGGGCCGATAATGTTTAGGGCCGATAATGTTCAGGCCGATAAGATGCATACGTTACCGGCCCTGTCGAGAGCCGATAATCTAGGGCCGATAATGTGAGGCGTCCGCAGGATCCAAGGGCCGATAAGATTCGGGGGTCAGCCCCCCCACCGCCCAGGCGCATGTGCTATATATGTACGCCGTCCCGGGCTAGAGCGTATTCTCGTTTCTAGTAAAGAACTCCGCAATGATAGGTGTTTGCTTTCCAACATAGGCGCCAGACACGTTAACGTTTATATACTCGTCAGCCTCTTCCTCAGTGAATCCGCCATGACGAAGTATGACGACCAGGACGGCTCGGTCATAGATTGCGAGTACTTGGTTGAATGGACCGCCGATTCCGACGAGTGCTTTGTCCATTCCGTCGAGTGTAAGTGCCTCCGGGTTGGCTGCGGACAGCCGATCTAGTATCTCTGCGGTGGTGTTCGTCATGGTTCGTCCTGCCTTATCATGGGTTGGTCATGGGTTCGTCATGGGTCATCCTGGTTGTAAGTCTAGTAACCACAATAACTTAAGGTACAGCCATGACGAAGTATGACCCTTTTAGGGGTAAAGTAGTATTAAAGAATGGGCCTGAGCCTCTCTCTGCTCTGTACAGTAACAAGTCTTTCGGGCTGAAACCGTCATGGTTCGTCCTGCCCCATAATGACGCACTCTAGTCCAGCCGATCCATGAGTCTCTTGCGAAGCCACAGCCACTCCCGTCGGTAGCAACCCGTCAGGAAACGGGCTGTGAGATCCGTCGCTCTCTTGCGGTCACCTGACACGGTTACAGGTATCCCCATGCTCATGATCGAGCACAGCGTCCCTTTGACGTGGTTGGGGGTGACCTTACGGGCTCTCCAGCCTCCCATGTCGATCTGGTCCCACGAACAGTCAATCATGAGCATGCGGTGCTTGAAGTTCTGGAGGCGGCGCATTTGATCCATGAACCGATCCCTCTGCGAACCCACACACTTGATCAGGTCGTCCAGGGACTTTCTCTCGACTGTCATGTCCGTCTCGAAGTTTCTTACGCTATAATCCCCTGTAACAAGTGCGTGCTTGATCGTAGGGGTCTTGAACTTGTACGGCTTCTGTTCACGGGTGTCAACGACGATAATGCAAGGTGGTGGGTCCTTTGGGATACTTATCAGTGGGTCCTCCATGTGTTTTATTAGATCTACGTTTGGCACGCTTACTCCTCTGTAAGAAAAATGGAGTGCCCCAGAAGCCCACTGAGACACTCCTACGGAGAGTACGGCATGATTAAACAAAACACTCTGGTCGTTGTCAAGTGGGTTGATATAGTAGGAGACGACTCCTGGACAACTCTCAAGGAAGCACGCCTGATAACCACACACCCATTCGTGTCCATTGGTTGGGTCCTATCGCACACGAAGACGATGCTGGTGATCACCTCCTGCTATTCCCCGAAGGACGACACCGTGGGATCAGTGACCTCCATTCCGGCTGGTGCCGTGGAGCAGATCACGGAAATGAAGAGGGCAATGAAGCCCGGCCCCCCGGATCCGACTAGTCCATCCAACTGATATGCTCCTCTTGTTTCTCTGTGATCCCGTGGAGGTACACGTCACCACCCCTCTTGCCCTTGTCGATCCTGCACCTGTTGTCGCCCTCGCCGATCATACGTCCGTGACTTAGCCGTCCAAAGTTGTTAATGTTGAGACCCGGCTTCTGACCCCTACGTCTGCACCATTCAGTGAACGCCTCGTAGACCTTACTGATACGGACACGGCCAGTCGTGAATGGTTCGTACTTCTCGTGCAGGAACACGGAGATAACGTCCTCGCTGTCCTTGTAGTCCTCCAGTGCCGCACGGCACGCCTCCGGTTCCTCCAGCCCCTCTTGCAGGAACCCCCGGGTACCCTCGATCAGCCACGACATGATCTGGTCTCGCTCGCTGTCTACCAGCCTACGCATTAGACCTCGATCTTGTGCATGCTCCTGGATAATGACCGGGAAGTGTATCAGGGCCATACGCCGCCATAGGCCGTGTGACATGTCGTTAACCGTAGGTAGGTAGTTCGACATGATAAGGAAACTGGTCACCGGACGGAAAGAGAAGTGTCTGCCATAAAGATGCCTACCACTTATCAGGGCCTCGCCCCCGGTGAGCATCTTGAACCGCTCGTCGTTCAACTGCGTGTTGCTGCCGAACTCGTGAACCAGCCCCACACGCTTCCCCTGGAGGCTGGCTACCTTTGTCTCGCCACCATCGCCTCCTGTGAGCGTCGAAGCCGGAACAGGGAAGCAGTACTCGCCCAGGCACCCCTGAAGGATACCAGCCAGCACCGACTTCCCATTCGCTCCGTCCCCGAACATGATCAGTGCCTTGGAGTCGCCTACGTTACCCAGGAGGCATGAACCCAGCCTCTTCTGTAGGTAACGAATGACGTCTGCGTCCTCGTTGAAGATCTCGTCAAGGAACTTCAGGAACCCCTCTGGCTTGCCACAATCTTGCGTGTAGTTGCTGGGTAGTATGTTAGTTAAGTGGTCGTCACGGTTGTGCTCGCTTTGAGTGTGCTCCCCGTCCTTGCTGAATGTCAGGGTGCAGTTCTGGAAGTTCACCTTCATTGGGTCGTTGTCGAAGTCCTCTGCGTTGATACGGCAGTCCCTCACGGTTGAGGAGAGTGACAGGACATCCTTGATCTTCCGGTACGTCAGGCTTCTGGAGCATAGGCTACTGAGTCTCTCATGGGCACCACCAGCCTCCCCCGCCTGTATCCGGAGCATGTTGATGTAAGCACCCACCATGTTCAACGCCTCGTTCTCGTCACGACCCCAGTACTGTCCATTGTAGTGGAGCCACCCTAACCCCTCCTCGTACTTGAGGTTACCTCCACGTTCACGGATAAAGGATATCGCTATCTCCCGCTCAATCGCTTCCGGGAAACGCCGCTCTTGACCAGTATCCTCTTCCCGGTTGTAGGCAGAGGATACAGTCGTACCAACCTCCTCCGGGCTAAGTGGGGGTCGGCAATAGACCTCGTTCATTCCCCAGACAACGCTGTATGCAATGTCCCTGGGGACACCAAGGTTTCTCTGGCGGATAGCCTCACGGAATATGGCATTGTTCCGTTCACCGCTGTTGATCACCAAGTCCTTGTCAGGAAAGCGGTGGATAGGGTAAGTGTTCCCCCTGGAACATAGCATATGGGTTTCGTATCGTTCGGCCCTCTTCATGTTGACAGTACCAGGGATACGCATGATCCGGGCAGGCTCGGCGCACTTAACGTCACCCTCCATAGACTTCGACAGTATCTGTAGCCTCTTCTTGAAGTCTCCACGTTCGTCCAACGTGTGTAGCGGTGCGGGCGTGTCTAGGCACCAATAGCAGTGTGCGCCACCACCAGTAGCGACGACGATGGTCGGGGCGGGATACCCCGCCAATCTAGCCCGCTCGTCGAGGGCTTCGAGGGTTACTTCGGGGTCGTCTACGTCAACCCACAGTGCCCTAGAGTGCAGCAGGTTTCCCTGCCCCCCATTGCCTTCTGCGGACCTGCGTACGGCTACGCCGAACCCAGAGTTAGACAACTGGGATTGAGCACGTTCGACTTGTGTCCATAGTTCGTCGTCGTCCCCATATGGCAGCATGGTACTGAAGTTTCCCGTTGGGTGTGGTGCCCCGAATCCACGGATGTTGATTATCTCGCCTTCAGTGAAGAGGGCGTCTAGTAGATCGCTATCCATTACTCTGAGAACCTTTCGTGTGGAAGTAGTTGCGCTACAAGTCCCCGTATGTGCGCCTTGGGTACTTGCAACTCGCCAAAGGGCTCGCTTGAGTGCGCCCTAAAAAGTTGTATAGTGACCGTGTCCTTGTCGATATGAACGCTGGTTACTACTTCATATAGTACTCCGCCGTTAACAATACGTTGACTCATTACAGTGCTCTTTCTAGCATATCGAGGAATCGCTCTTGTGACTTTGCTTTTGCGTACCGTAGTGCGGCTCTCTTGAAGGCGAACCTGCCCACCGTTGGATAGTGTGTTGCATACCAACCGTAGTCGTCCCTACTTAGAACAGGTCTACCGTCATGCGAGGTTGGGATATACTTCGGTGACTTGCAGTCCTTGTGCCCTTTATTGGTATACCATTTAGCGAAGTCGGTCTCGGATCCGTCTCCTCCTCCTGCCAACTCCATTTCACGAATGACCCTCCACCTATACTTCTGTAGATTGTTGTTCGATAGGTGGCATATGGCGGCTTCTGAGGATATAAAGTCGGGGTCTAGTCTGAGTTTGACAAAGTTGTTTATGTAGTACATTAGCCTGCTACGCCATTCGGGTGACTCTGCTCTGCCATGATCGGTATTGGGTCCATTACTATTGACGTGGCGCAGGTATATCCATTCGAGGTCTTCTGACGACATTAGAGGCGGGACTACTTTACGGAAGTCCTCTATTGAAGGGAGGTTGTACCTGATCATGCTTGGGGTTATTGGGTAGTGTTCGCCTCGTGCGCACATCTGCTCGAATATGTGGTCTTCTATTTTCATGGGTGTCTCTCTAGAGTATGGTGCCCAGGCATGCCGAAGCCTGGACACCATCGTTATCCAGCGGTCCTAGAAGGGAGTCTCCTGGGTTTCTGGGGCCCGTGTTTGTCTGGGAGGGGCCACGTACTCCTCTGATTCCGCCCATGCCTTGCACTTGACGAACTGGACATTGTTGCACTCGACAATGACAGCCTTCCGTGGTTCACCGTCACGAGTCTTGTACTCGTCAATGCGGAGGGTCCCGGTGATAAGCACTGAGTCGCCTTTCGCCAGATACTTCTCGCAGTTGTCGGCTCCCTTTCCGTAGACCGTTACGTCGAGGAAGTTGGTGTGCCTCCTGTCCGCTGAACCGAGGTTGTTGGCGATCCGGAACTGTGCTACTTTAGTTCCGTTCTTGGTGACGTCCGTCTCAGGGGAACCAACGAGGTTTCCTGAGATGGTGAGATTGTTGAACTGCATTGCAGTCCTCCTAACTAGGGGTAGTAAACGGCGGGAAACCGTACCATTGACCGGGTATCCGTGTCAAACATTTTTTTCGGAGTTATCGTAAGTCGGTCCGGAACACCAACTTGGAACCGACCAATCTTCTCGCTCTTTCGTCTGGCCTCTTGTCCACGAACGCTTCGATCAGTAGCCTTAGGTCGTAGGCGCAGACGGGGCAAATGAAGTGAACCTCTGACACGGCCTTGATAGCGGTAGGTATGTGGTCGTATGCTTCTTGACAGCGGTCGCACTTAAAAGTCATGGCAGTTCCAAACGGAAGAGTTAATGTGTCTAACCCAGACCCCATAAAGGTGGATCCAAAGCGGAAGTCTGACTATGAAGACATGATGCTTCGTCTTGGAGTAAAGAACAAGTTGAAGGCTGCTGTCGAGTCGGGTCACTCCTTTGAGGCGGCATGTGAACTGGTCGGAATACCTTATGAGTATGCGTTCTCCGCTTCCCAGACGGATGACGAGTTCCGTGAGATATGGAAGATATCGAGGGCGAATGGATCAGTGGACACGCTCCCTTGCCCTAGTACGGTGTGGCGGGACGGCCATGAGGTCAAGGCGGAGTTCTTGAACATGTTGGTCGAAGTCGGACTGTTCAATAAACTGGTACACATGGCTGCTCTTGCGGAGCCCGGAACTGTGCAGGGTGACAAGGTGTTAATGTTTTTCGGAAGAAGCATTCTACCTCAGGTGCTGCCCAAGAAGGATGAGGACGACAGTGATGTGGTACACCTCAACCAGAAGTCAGACAAGGAACTTGTGGAGATGCTAAGGTCCTTACAGAAGGGCAGGCTGGGCCTAGATGGAGAATGAAGAACTACTTCGTCTCATTGAGATAGAGCAGGAACTTCTTAAGCGCCGGGAGAAGGACCTACTTGGTTCTATCGACGCTAACGCTAGACAGCGTGACTTCATAAACGCAGACAGCAAGGAGACCATGCTCACTGGTGCTAACCAGGCGGGCAAGTCTACGGCTCTCATGATGAAGTTCACCTACCATATGACGGGTCTGTATCCTTCATGGTATACGGGCGTGCGATTCGACAAGCCGATCCAGGCTGCGCTGGGAGGGGAGACTGCACAATCAACACGTGACTTGTTAGTCAACCGTCTCATTGGCCCACCAGAAGATCGTGGCGCTGGCTACTTCCCAGAGGGTTCCTTTGACCCAGGGAAGGATATAACCCGTATGACAGGCGGGGTGGCTAACCAGATCGACTACTTCAGGGTAAAGCACTTTGACGCAGCCGGGGAGTTCGATGGGTACAGCAAGGCTTATGTATTCTCGTACTCTACTGGGTGGCGCAGGCTCCAGGGTTACTCATTAGACTTGGTAGCGATTGACGAAGAACCCGAAATGATGGTCTACGAGGAACTGTCTGCACGTACGAATGCTACTGGTGGATACGTAGACATCGCTATGACTCCACTGCGTGGTGAGACTGAACTGTACCTAGTGTTCGAGGGTGCCACCGGCGACATCAAGCGACTGATAAACTACGACATAACCAAGGCTACGCACATGGCGATTGAGCAGCGTAACCACCTGTTGAAGAAGTATGAGAACAATCCATTCGCAGAGGCACGGCTGTACGGAAGGCCAGTAGCCAGCCAGGGGTTGATCTATAACATACCGCACGAGGTGATCACTACTGCGGACTTCCAGGTGGGCAAGTACCACAAGCAGATCATAGGGATAGACCTGGCGCACACTACGGGTAAGTGGTCTGCGGTAAAGTTATCTAGCGATCCTAACTCTGGCATTACTTACGTAGTGCAGGACTTCAAGTCTGAGCGGATGTCTGTCGCTGATTTTAGCAGTCGGGTGATTGGTATGGGTGGTCGTGAGATCCCAGTAGCCTGGCCCCATGACGCAATGAGGGAGACTTCGTCAGGAACCGTAGTATCCCAAATGAGGAAACTGGGTGTCAATGTTCTGCCGGAGGCTGCACACATGATCGACCCCATGACTGGAGCCAAGACTCGTGCCCTAATGAGCATCATAGAGCGAATCCTGGACATGATGAATCAGGGCAACCTTTTATTCATGTTACGTGGAACTAATGAGATCCTGACAGAGATGCGGAGATATAGGCATAAAAGTGGAAAGATAGTTCCACGCCAGGAAGATCACTGCATTGACGCCTTGCATAAGGCAGTTATGATGCTACACCTAGCGAAGCCAGGGAATGCTAGGGCGCATATGCGGTCCTTCAGGCTACCTGAGCAGGACTTCTTTGGAGGTTAGGTTGACAGAAGTACAAGAACTATTAGCCCGGTTGGGTACTATGAAGTCCAGTCGCTCTGCCCATGAGTCGGCATGGCAGGACATTTCAAACTATATGATGCCCTTCAGGGGTGACATAACAACCAAGAAGGCTAAGGGATCGAAGAGGGTCCACCCGGTATTCGACTCTACCGCCATGATTGCGGCAGATCAGTTAGTCAACTTCATGAAGGGGTCATTGCTTCCACCGTCGCAGGACTGGTTGAGGCTTGTTCCCCCATATGACTTCACATATGACGACGTGGCCAAGAAGACTCTGGACGTTACAGCGCAGAGGGTTCTAGCGCAACTGGCAGACAGTAACTTTTATAGCGAGGCTACGTCGGTGTTGCGGGACCTGATCGTGCTAGGCAACGGCACTCTAATGATAGAGGAGGACAAGTTAAGTCCTAACTCTAACAACGGGATCACCTTCGAGTCTGTTCCTATAGGACAAATGTGGTGGTCCCAGGGTAAGGGTGGTCGTGTCATCATGGTGGCTCGCAGGTACCAGATGCCCTCTATTGACGCAGCCCGATTCTTCAAGGACCCCGGACCAGACGCAGTGCAGAACCTTTCACAGGGCAAGCAAATGGAACTGGTAGATTACTATCAGTTTGTATTCGAGAATGAGAACCGGGTGTTCGGTGGTCTGCCGTCAAAGACAACGAAGAAGTACAGGAGTCTCTATATCACCGAGTCGGGAGGTGGCCGTATACTCAAAGAGGACGGCTATGACATCCCCCCATTCGTGGTAAGTAGGCTACACCGTGTAGACGGCGAGGAGTACGGACGTGGTCGTGGACACTTAGCCAGGGCTGACGCTAGGGGACTAAGTGAACTAAGAAGACAAATACTTATCGCCGCAGGTAAAGATCTTAACCCGCCACTAATGGTTGAAGACGATAGCATGGTTGACATGGACCTGACCAGCGGGGGCATGCTAGTAACACGACCCCCCGTAAAGATATCCCCGAACTACCTTCGTAGTGGTGCTGACTACGCTGCTGCTGACAAGATTGCCAGAGACGACCGTGACCAGATCCGACAAGCGTTCCTCTCCGACGTTCTTGCTGAACCTGCTAGTCAGCCACGTTCTGCTGAAGAGTCCAGGCAGCGGCAGGCCAGGAGCCTTCAGAGACTTGCGTCCGCAGCCGACATCATTAACAGTGAGTTCCTTGGCCCAACCGTCCAGTCGGTGATTGGAATCATGGCGAGGAATGGTAAACTCCCTGAAGCGTCGGCTATGGCTTCTGCGGTAGGAGGCGAGGTCCAGGCGGTGGTGCGATTTGCTTCCCCCTTCTTCTCTGCACAGAAGCAGGAATCGGCGGGACGTGTTATGTCTTTCTTGGAGCGCAGGCTTGCATTGTTCCAGGCGACACAGGATCCTGCATATATCGAGGACATTGACCCGGACCGCTTACGCTCCTTTGATAGTAGGATGTCGGACGTTCCGGCGGAAATCTTTAGGAGTCAAGAGGAGATAGACGAGATCAGGCAGGCACGTGCTGAACGTTCTGCCCAAGAGCGTATGCAGCAAATGCAACAGGACTCACCGCAACAAGGGGGACAGAGTGGATAAGTTTGACCTTCTCATAGGCGCTCGCTCCGGCTTCAAGGGTCAGGAGTTAGTGGACTTCAATAAGGGTGCCAATGCGGCTGCGGCCAAGGGCGCTTTGTCTGGCTTGGAGACAGCAAGTTATCTAATCCCTATACCATTGAATGCCGTACACAAGGCTACGGTGTTGACGTTCAATGCTGCCAAGGCTTGGAAAGCGGCACGATCTGCCAAGGTGATTGGGGCCGCAGCGGCGGCACAGAGCAAACTAAACAACCCCATAAAGCACAAGGTTGTTAGTGTTGTGGGAAAATCCTTAGGACAGTTTGGACAACTTCAAGACGACATGCTTAAGGCTGGACGCAATTTTATGACTCACCCTAAGGGACTGCCACCTAGAGATCTCCGCCGTCGAGTAACCCAAGTGGTAAGCGAAGCAGCGGAAAAACTGGTAAACACACCATCTCCGAGTTGGATGGGGCGGGGAGCCAAGAACATAATAGGTCGGAACATCAGCAGCAGAGTGGTGAGGCCGACCCGTAAAGTGCTGAGAGAGTTCGCTGAGTTCCATGCTACGGCTGTGGGGCGGGGCAGCCCAAACCAGTTGTTCGCCAATATTTTAGGGTCGCCAATAAAGACTACCGGCTGGAAAAGGACCAGGGCGGGGCTAGGCTTCCTGGACAAAGTATACCATGGGGGTACCAACTCCCTCGGGACGTCTGCTCCTGTTCTTTACGGTAGGTACCAGTTAATGCGAGAACACGTTTCCAACGACACGGCTATTGGTGAGATGTATAAGAGAGGGACACAGAAGAATGCTCCTAAGTGACGCTTATCTTGCTGTGTTTAGTACCCCTGCTGGCGAGCGGGTTCTAAAGCACTTAGAGTCCATGTTCGGTGCTAGGGACACGATAGAACCTGAAGAGATCATTAATAAGAGCCACGAGTCTGAGGGGTCCTTGATAAGGGTACCTATCGACCCGGTGGCTATGGCTAAGAGGCAAGGATTGCGTTCGGCGTATTGGAAGATATTCGCCATGATAGAGAACGCTAGGAATGAGAAGAGTAGTGGAGAATAGCGAGAACCCGGTGGCCGAAGATAAGATCCTGGGTAAGTTCGACGACGTGGACTCTCTTGCTAAGAGTTACCAGGAGTTGCAGAGTCGCATGGGTAACTCTGTTCGTATCCCGAATAGTGAATCGTCCTCTGAGGAGACAGCGGCGTTTTACCAGAAGTTGGGAATGCCGGAATCTCCTGACGGTTACACAGTGGGTGAGGGTATGGAGGAGATGCTGGATGGCTTCAGGCCCATGGCGCACTCTGCTCATCTAACGCAGCAACAGTTTGACCACTTTGCCTATGCACAGGGTGCGGCAGCAGAAGCGGCGGAAGAGTCGCTGAGGGCCTCAGAGGAGCGCCTGAAGGGTAAGTGGGGCGATAACTTTGAGATGTCAAATGGGGTCGCAGCGGGTGCTGTAGAAGCCCTTTCTGAATACAGTGAGACTCTAGGGGCGGCGCTGGCTGGGGTTGACCTCCGTGACGAGGGATCTCATGAGTTATTCACAACCATCGGGCAACTGCTCATGGATGGCAACGCACCAACACAAGGTCAAGGAGACAGCATGGCTGGAGAGACTGATGACATGGCTATTGCCATTCGTGTCCGGGAACTAATGAAGACGAAGGCGTTTTCTGACATACGGGACCCTGAGCACGAGAAGACTAAGGCTGAGTACTATGAGAAGATCACCCAGTTGGTGAACCGTGGCTATGAGGGAGTGTCTGACGCTCGCCTCAAGCCGAACCCGTTCAGGGGGGTGGGACTTGAGTAAAGAGCCCGACAACATTAGTGTTGGAAAACCTAAAGAGGTACTTGACAAGGATAATGACAAGAAGTAATCTAGCAATGCTCCATAACCTTAGGGCGGGGCTGGCACCAGGGAAGACTGGCGAGTAGGGTAAGCGTAGTTACCAAGGTAGGCCCATATGTTTGGACAACCTTCCGTAGCAAACTTAATACTTTGTTTGGAGGAGATGTCTAGTGGCATATCCAGATTTTGGCACTTCTTGGCCCGGTACCACAGGTAACGTCGCCAACACGGCCTCAAATAACTACACACAGTTGTTCAAGACCGCTTATGCGGACATGATTCGACTGAAGGCGCAGACCTTACATTCTGCATTGTCTGATACCTGCATGCCCGAGGTACTTCGTGGTGACCCCCTGATGCTTGACTCTTACAAGTCGGTAACCCTGACGACCCGTGACCGTGGTCAGCAGTACGGCAACGACAGTGCTGCCGGAGACAAGGCGTACAAGGAAACCGACAACGAGCGTAGAGAACTTCGTCCTGAGTTCCATGAGTTCGCTGAACTCTTTGATCCTCGTGACGAGCGTGCTCTCATGCGTGCGATCCAGCCTGACGGTGCTTATGTTGCCAACGTGGCAGCGGCGTTCAACCGCAAGAAGGACGAGGTTATCCTCAATGCCTTCAGGGGTCCCGTGACTGTCAATGGTACGGGTTTCACAGACGCCAACACCGTTGCGTTGCATGCTTTCCGCAAGGACTGCGATCTCGCTTACGGTAGCACGACTGCGATTGCTGGCGGACTGGCAGCGGGTTCTTCTACCGACCTGCTTGGTGGACCCGGCGATGCGAGTGCTCCCGATGATAACTCAGCGTCTGGCAACAACATCACCGGAACTATTGGTGCAGCCGCAGCCGCTGTCCTTGCAGGAGAGACTTACACTGGCGGAGTGTTGCCCGCCTTCTCCCTTACACAGGAGTTTGGTTGTCAGCAGATCGTCGAGGGTCCACTGGCGACTATTGGCGGTACCGCCGGTGCCACTGATGCTGGACGAGGGCTTCACATCAAGAAGTTGTTGACTGCCCTCAATGTTCTTCAGACGAACGGTGCTTGGCAGGGACAGCGCATTTACGTTGTGCTTCACCCGGATCAGGTCAATGACTTGATGCACGAAGTCCAGTACACCAGTTCAGACTACAACGCACTCCAGCCGCTCATGTACGGGCAACCTGTTCCGTTCCTGGGTTGTGAGTTCCGTGTCTGCAACCAGATTCCGCAAGAGACTGTTCTCTCCGGCGTTGGTGCTGGGACTCTCCAGGATCCTGCGAACGCCGATAACGCATACGCAACTCTGTCCTTCGAGACGGCCACGAACGGTCGTTACGTGTGGATGTACACAGAGGATGCGAACATCTTCGGCATGGGTGACGAAATGACGGTTCGATTCGACGAGATCCCAGACCGTGGGTACTCCTTGCAGTGTTACCACGACTTCAGTCTTGGTGCCGTTCGCATGGACCCCAAGAAGATGGTTGCGATCCCCTGTCACAAGGGTTCTACCGAAGCAGCCATCGCCTAGTTTGATTGAGGGGACCCTCGTGACAGGTAAGACACATTACTGGTCGCAAAAGTGCTTGTCACTGATCGGTGGTGCATCGGTCACGGGGGTCACTACGACATGGATTGCTCTTCTCACTGCGAACCCAACTGGGGACGGTGAGGCTGCAACGGATTGCCCGGGTCTAGCCAGGACCCAGGTATACACGAGTGGCTCCACTGTTCCGTACTGGTCGGCGGTGAAGTCAGAGGGTGACAAGAAGTTAATCGACAATGTAGGCACTGTGTCTTGGTTTGCCGGAACAGCCGTGAGTGGTTGGACGCAAGAGATCATTGTGGGCATAGGTATTTACGATGCTGCTACCGTTGGCAATCTGCTATACTGGGAAGCACTTGACGCAAACATAACAATAGCGCCATTGGAGGAGTTAGCCTTCGGTACGGGCGCAATAAAAGTGAGGGAAGACTAATATGGGACTAAGTAACTTAGGCGAGCAGATTTCACTGAATAGGATATTCTCTGCGGACCAAGCCCCAGTAGCAAATTCGGTACAGGCGGCGATGGGTCCAGTTGCCTCGACTGCTGTAAAATACTTCATTCACTTGCATGCCACCACGGCTTCAGGAGCGACCGCCCCAACCGAGGCTGTCATGGGGACTACCTATACAGGGAGCATCGGAGGTGACGTGGTATACGCAGCACAAGAAATCGTCTTCACTCCGAAGACCTTCAGTACCTCTACTACCCCTAACATTATTTCCCTAACCAGCACCGTGACGTTCACGACTTCCGCCGCATCCGACTGGCCTGATATCGCCTTCTACACGATCCATGCATGTGCGTCAGCAGCAGTAGCAGCCACCGCCAATATGATCTTTTACGGCACCTTCGCCACTCCTGCTGTTGTGGGCCTGGGAGATACTGTGCAGATCGTTTCCGGTGGTACTGGACTTGCCATAGCCGCAGAGTAGACCTCTTGTGGTTGCATAAGGAGGTCGAGGGGTGACTGCACATTTAGGATCCAGGATATGTGACAGCAGTCGGGCAAACATATCAGGTGTGGGTCTCGATGCTGACTATACGCTAGTGTCGGGAGATGCTGGCCTGTTCATACTGGCATCCTCTGTAGAGGACGGTGGTTCCGAGTTCCGTACAGGACAGTCGCACTCTCTCCAATGGAGGGTGCTTCCTAGCGGAACCTTCGCAACCTTAGCCTTGACGAACGCTACTGGCCCGCACCTTGACAACGCCACTGGAACCATAACCAACGGAACCAATGTGGCGACCGGGAACCGAAGAGGCACCCTGAGCGATGGACCTAATAGCGATGGGTTCGTTGCTAGTGGTAAAGAGTTCACAAGTTCGACCTCGCAAAACTACGGGGCTGAAGTCAAGGACGCACAGACTGAAGCCCAATGGGCGATAGACATGGGGAACTGCCCAGCCAGCACGGACTATCAGTTCCAATCTTCATGGGGCTCAAAGAACGACGGAACCGCTACGTTCACCCTCATGACGGTTACAACTGCCGCTGCTTCTAGCACCACCCATAGCCTGGCTGACACCACGGGTTCGATAGCGCCCACTCATACTTCCTCCGTTACTGTTACATCCACACACAGCCTATCACACACGGCAGGCGCAATAACGACCAGCACTTCCGCCAGTTCAATAACCGCAGTCCAAACGCACGACCTTGCACACACGACGGGTTCAATAGCGCCCACTCAAGACACTGCCGATATCACCTCCAAGACTATCCATAATCTTTCATCCACGGCCATCAACCAGTACCTAATGGTGGACTTTCCGCTCCCTGCCGGGACTCAATACTCTCATATCACAATCACCTCGGGTGCTACCACACACAGCCTGGCGCACACGACGGATTCAGTAGAGCCTACTCAGGATACTGCCGCTCTCACGGTCACCAGTACACACAGCCTGGCCCACACGACGGGTTCAATAGCACCGACCCAGGACACTGCCGCATTGAAGTTGACGCATAACCTTGCCGTCTCCTTTACCTTCGGCTTCCCAGTCGATACCAACCTAAATATCGGAGGTGGGGGTCCTGCCCCGGTGACCGCCGATATCACTGCCGACCAAACCCATGAACTAGCGCACACGGCAGGTTCGATAGACATCACGCAAGACACTGCTGATATCAACTCCGACAGCATACACAGCCTTGCCCACACTACGGGTTCGATAGCGCCGACTCATGACTCAACGTTGAAGTTGACTCGCAGTCTTACGCATACGGCAGGTTCGGTAGACATCACGCAAGACACTGCTGATATAACCGCAGTCCAAACGCACGACCTTGGGGTCCTCACCTTCTTCGGCGTCCCCGTTTCCAGTCGTGTCGTTATCACGTCAGACACTGCTGCAATAACTGCCGACCAAACGCACGACCTGGCCCATACCGCCGACTCGATAGACATCACTCAAGACACTGCCGCTATCACCTCGACTGGTTCAACAATACGCAGCCTTGTCCACACGACGGGTTCAATAGCACCGACCCAGGACACTGCCGCATTGAAGTTGACGCATAAACTTGCACACACGGCTGGCACGATAACGCCCACCCACGACTCCACGTTGAAGTTGACACGAAGCCTAGTACATACGGCGGGATCAATAGAGCCTACTCATGACTCAACGTTGAAGTTGACGCATAACCTGGCCCATACAGCCGACTCGATAGACCTCACTCAAGACACTGCCGCTGCCCTTGTACTTACAATACACCGACTCGCACATACGGCGGGGTTGATAGCGCCTACTCAGACTGCCGCTCTCACGGTCACTAGCACGCACAATCTTGCACATACGGCTGGCACGATACAGGTCACTCAGGATACTGCTGCTCTCACGGTCACTAGCACTCACAACCTCTCGGCCACCGACTTAATCGAACCAACCTATGACGCTGCTGTGGTGTTGATTCACAGCCTTGTACATACGACGGATTCGCTCACGGTGACAGACGACAGTGAAGTTCAAGCGAAGGTGGTTATTAGCCTTCAGGGAACCGGGACAGTATCAGACCCCACTGACGTATCTCGTATAGAGTCGGCAACATACCTTATATCTGTTACCATAGACGGGGTTGGAGATCTAACCCATAACCTGTTGAAGAGGAGCGAGATAATGTCACTAGAGGAAATATGGAATACCGGGCTGACCCAACTAGGTGTTGGTACAGTGGATTCCGCAGTATCAGATCAGACGGCGCAGGCAATCCTATTGAGGAAGGTCTGGGACAACTTTAGAAAACAGTTCGTGAGCGACCACGCATGGAATGGCTGCAAGACTACCGCCGCCCTCACTGCCCTGGCGAACTCGGACTTCAAGGACACCACCCGGTGGGGGAACGTCTTCTCACTGCCGTCAGACTACCTCCGGGCGCTCACTGTGAATGGGCACCCGAATCAGGCTGGCAACGCAGAGCGGGTCATGTGGGAGATCGAGATCGTATCTGACAGCGCAGGCGCCAAGTCTCGCTGTATCTGCACGAACCAGAGTACGGTCAAGTTGGAGTATGTTTTCGATCCAGGAGACGCTAACATAGGAACCTTCCTGGCCCCTGCCATGAAGCACGCACTGGGGCTGGCCTTTGCTGCCTTCGTTGCCCCGAACTTTGGCAAGAGTGCGGACGACATAACTCTGATTGAGCAGAAGGCACGAGAGGCCCTACTCAAGGCACGTGGTATTGACGGTCAAGAGTCCTCTGGGATCTTCTTCGGCCCGTCCGAACTGGTTGAGTCAAGATACAGGAGTAGTAGTTAATGGTATGGGTTCCGCAGACTAGTTTCAGGAATGGCGAAGTCTCCCCCCATGTAGACGCACAGGCACGCCCTAAGGTGTATGAGACCTCGTGCAGGAATCTAGAGGGTGGGATAGTGTCCTCTGGTGGGTCTATTGAGAAGCGTTGCGGAACCGTCCATGAGGCCACGACAGGTGGAACTGGGGAGGGTACATACACCTCTACTGCTATCAAACTGATCCCGTACACCCACCTTAGTAGTCAGTACGTCATAGTGTTTGAGGTAGTCACAGCCAACGGTAAGACCTGGGGCATAGTCACGGCAGTGCTTAACAACACTCACCCAGGTGCGGGCTCTACCAATGTGATGTTCGCAGACCATGGACAATCATGGCTGGCTAACAAGGGATGCAATCTCCCATTCTCCTCTCTCCCGTCAAGCGGCGCAAGTACCGCAGCAGACTACATTCCTCTGGGCGTAGACCCAGCCATTGGCGACCTTGCGACCGACAAGAACCTGTTCCGATCATGCGGACTACACCCCTTCACTGCCGCCCAACTAGAGGAGGTCCAGTACTTCCAGCACGAGGACTCGCTCATACTGTGCCACGGAGAAGTGCAGCCCTTCGAGTTGTTCTTGTCCAGGTCCAAGGGGGGGCTGGCTGTATTCGACACTCGTCCGTACGACTGTGTGCATAGGTCGCCACCCGTGGACATAAGAGGGCAACGGTTCACACTCGACCTCCTCCCCGGCGATAGCACTAAAATCGCCGGAGGGGGCACATATAGAATGGCTACGAATCGTAACTGGTTCAATAGCGAGGACGTTGGGCATATTTACCGGATAGGACATTTCACCCTCCCCTCTGCTTCTTCGACTGCGACTCATAGCGGCGTAACGCTTGAACAACATGACGATAGGCATGGGTTCTTTGTGCGTGTCAAATCAGTCGATTCGCTTCGTCAAGTAACAGTTGAGACGATCTCGCAGATGTTGGTTAACGGCAGGTCTTACGTCGCAGACATATCAGACCCCAACGACTGGGATGGCCCGTGGGTCAAAGAGACTGACGGTGTTCTTACATTCAGCCACACAGTACGTGGTACAGAGGATACTACTGGCACAGACGTGGCGACCATGTCCAAATCAGAAATGCACATAACGGGCATTGCTATGTCAGGCCTGAATATGTCTGAGTCGTCCCTTGTTGGATGCATTCTAGGCAAGTTGAAGACCACCGATACCACAAAGGAGGGCTATGCAATCATTAACGCCCCTAGTGCTAAGATTGATCCCGAGGGAGTTGGGTCACTTCCATATGAAGACACTCCATTCCTGGCTACAGTAATAAACGGTGACGAGGCTAATATCTGGCAGACTGCTGGGAGTGGCTTAACGACGCCCACATCGCTGAGAAATAGGTCAGTGTACACGATATACGACGTTGCGCCAACCGGAGCCACCCTTGGAACATCTTTCTCTGCCGGGGACACGATCACGTTCAAGGACACCGGGGGAACTACTCTGGGCACCGCCACTGTTCTAGACTCAGGTACCACTGCCCCCCCTAACCAGCCCGCCGGAATGAACGCCTTCGCTGACTGGTTGGAGTACTACGACCCAAGCACTGAAGCCGTTTTAACGGAGACAGGAACAGTGTTCCCGACTAGTGGAGACCAAGGCACGGTAAGCACTGGTGGAGGTGCCGAACATGACTACTCCTACATAGAGGGCGTGGCTAGGGTGGATCAGGTAGCAGGTGGAGGAACTGGAGACCTCTACAGGCTAGTCAACAAGACAGGTTCGGCTGAGAGGTACGAAAGAACATTGTGCTGGACTCACCAGATAGGCACAGAACAGACGGAGATTGGAACCCAGTACTACACAACCCCCAGGGTTGGCGATAAGGTGTTTATCCATGTAGGAAACACTGAAAAGCCGTCGGGCGGAGCCTTCTCTTCTGCTGCTACGCACGCTAGTGTACCAGAAGGCCACGAGAGTGCGTTCGACACACGGACACGTGGCGACATGGACTTGGTAGCCCCACAGGACGAGCCAAAAGTGGGAGGAGTAGTGCACTTCAACGGCGGGACCTTCGCCCTCTCTGCTAAGAAGCGCAGCAGTGGCAACTCCACAGCCACTACCCGCCTATACTATCATGCGTATGTCATTTCCCCGCCCGCCAACCAAAGCGTTACTTCAAAGTACAGCCTCGGTTGGTCAGAGGGCGTTGGGTTTCCCACTTGCGGCACTAGCCACCAGGGACGTGTGTACTTCTCAGGATTCGAGCGTAACCCTGAGGTTGTTGTTGGTAGTTCAGCCGCCTCGAAGTATGATTTCACACTAGGGGGAACCTCACCAGATGCGATGCACTTCATTGTCAATGATATGCGGGGAAGCCTGGTTCGCTGGATGTCTTCCGGTAAAGATCTTATGGTAGGAACGACGACAGGAGAGTTCGCTATAGGTGGTGCGCCACTGTCTCCTACAAGCGTAGGGGTTGAGAGGCACAGTGCTTACGGATCCGCTACTGTTCGGCCAGTGATCGCCGGGACCTATATCTTCTACGTGCAAAAGGATTGTCGGACCATAAGGGCGCAAAGGTTCAGGTTCGATAACCAGCGGTACATGAGCCTTAATATCACAGAAGACCACCGACACCTGTTCAAGGGCCTTGCGATAAAAGAGTTGGTTGTATGGGAGGGCGACGAGGACCCCGTATTGCTAGTTCGCTTGTCGAACGGGGAAGTGCTTTCCTGCCGTGTAAATGAGCAGGAGGGGGCATTCGGTTGGAGCCGAATGAAGTTGCCAATCTGCGCTGCTATATCCCCTGCAAGGCACTACAACACTGGGGGCACCGTTAATGCAACTACAGGAGACGACTTCTATATTGCCATTGACGGAACCGATAAGTACCACCTGTCCAGATATGAGTGTGACGTATACCTTGACCAGTCGTACACTGGAACCCCTGCTGCCAACGTGCTAACCGTGACCGCCG